GTTTTGCTTTCGGTGAACTCAAGCTTATGGAAGGTTCTGCAAAGATCATCTCCCTTATTGCCAGAGACGAGAACCAACATCTTATTCTCACCCAAACAATCCTTAAAAATTGGAGAGAAGGTGACGACCCAGAAATGAAAGATATTATGGAGGAAGAAGAGGAGTGGACATATGCAATGTTTAAGAAATGTGTCAATGAGGAGAAGAATTGGGCAGAATATCTCTTTAAAGATGGTAGTATGATAGGGTTAAACGATAAATTACTGTATCAGTATGTTGAATGGATTGCTAATCGTCGCATGAAGTCTATTGGTTTAAAACCAATCTATGACGTTCCCGCTAGAAACAACCCATTACCTTGGACTCAGCACTGGATTTCTTCTAAAGGACTTCAAGTTGCACCACAAGAAACGGAGGTAGAGAGTTATGTTGTCGGCGGTATCAAGCAGGATGTCAAAGATGATACGTTTGCTGGTTTCACTTTATGACAGATTCTTCAACAGAAAATTGGCGCGAGGAGTATCAAGGAATGAAACGCCTGACGAAGTATCAGGTGGAGTTGCTGCGGAATGGACCAAAGAGTCTTTCACAATCGTGGATTCTGGGAGCAATGCACAACGATTGGAAAAAGAAGAAGGGTATCAAGGAACCAGAACCTCCGAATTGCCAATCAAGTCTGGAAGAGTTCCTGAAGTCTCACAAGGATCAGGGGATTTAGATTACTCTATGAAGGAACATTTCTTTTCACCACTTAACCCTACTAATAAATAATGGGACAACAAACTATCAAATTCAGTATCAAACAAGATGGCACTGTAATCGAAGAGGTTGCTGGTGTTGTAGGTACTGATTGCCAAAACTTGACTAGAACGATTGAAGAGAAACTGGGAACCGTTATTAAGGTTCAACACAAACCAGAATATTATCAGTCTGTAATTCTAGATGAAGATGAAACTGTTGAAGAATTTACCCACGATTCAGAGGGATGTTAATGTCTCACTTTAGTACCATAAAGACTAAGATTAAAGAAAGGCCTTACTTGGTTGAAGCACTTGAATTAATGGGTCATGATGTCAAGCAGAATCAGGAACTTGTTATCGCCAATCCTGACCATGCTGCGGATCATCCTGTGGTTCTTGCCGAAGTTGCTATCACAAATGATATCGGGTTCCGGTGGAACTCAGAGACTGATACGTATGATCTTTATTCTGATCATGCCACTTGGAGCCTTAATGTTCCTCCTACTAGGTTTGTAGATAAGGTTACCCAACAGTATGCAAGGATGACAATTTATAATACTGTTAAGGAAATGGGTATGACTGTTGATGAAGAGTGGGAAATGGATGATAATAGTTTGGAGATTACTGTATCAAATTGGGTATAGATTTTCCTAATGAAGTTGAATTATATGAACTAAATAAGACAATGACAGTTAAAATTATGGGATGGAAACCACCACAGAGGCCTGCGTGGGTGAAGGAGATTATGAAAATCCCTGGACCTATGAGGGTTCAACTTTTACTTCTGCTGATATTAACGAGTTCTTCGGTTTTGTCTACAGGATTACAAATCTCCAGAACGGTAGGCAATACATCGGGAGGAAGTACTTCACACAGCGGAGAAAGCTTAGAGGTAGCAGACGCAAACGGACGAGTGAAAGTGACTGGAAAACATACTACGGAAGTTCTAAAGAACTTACAGAGGACAGGAAACTTCTGGGGTCTAACTGTTTCAAAAGAGAAATCCTCAGTCTCCACAGAAGTAAAGGACAAGTAAACTTCGAAGAAACCAAACAGTTGTTTCTTCATAATGTCCTAACAGAAACTCTTGACGGAAAAACACCTTTATATTATAATTCCAATATATTAGGACGTTACATGCGTAAGGATTACTTTAATCCTGATATATAACATATGAAACTTTTAATCACAGCATTCATTACATTGTTCCTTGCTCTACCTGTATGGGCAGTAGACATAACAATGGGTTCAGGTGGCAATCTAGTCTTTGAACCAAACGAAGTAACTATCTCTGCTGGAGAAACGGTTACATTTATTAATGGAGATTTGCCACCACATAATATGGTAGTAGAAGGGTTTCCAGAACTTTCACATCCAGACTTATTGTTTGTAGGTGGAGAAAGTTTTAAAGTTACCTTTACTAGATCTGGAGATTATGAGTTCCAGTGTGAACCTCATGCAGGTGCTGGAATGAAAGGAGTTATTCACGTTTCATAATGAAAATCTTTTTAGATACTGCTAATTGCCAAGAAATCCAGAAGCATTACAGCACTGGGTTAATTGATGGTGTAACAACTAATCCTTCTTTGATACTTAAGTCACATCGTAAACCAGATGATGTTTATGCTGAACTTAAGAACATGGGTATACCTGATATTAGTATGGAAGTAGTTGATCATACTGTAATTGATATGCTTAGGGAAGCACATCGATTGGTTGAACTATTTGGTGAGTGTACTACTATTAAGGTTCCTTGCACTCCTGATGGATTGATGGTGTGTAATCAGTTAGCAAAGGAAAATATAAGAGTCAATGTAACTCTTATTTTTTCACAAGCACAAGCAATCCTTGCTGCTAAGGCAGGAGCAGCATATGTATCACCATTTGTTGGTAGAGTTGACGACAATTCATTTGGTGGACTATGTTTAGTTAAGGATATTGCTAAGGTATTTCGTGAGCATATGGTAAGAACTCAAGTTCTAGCAGCATCCTTGAGAGGTGTAAGGGATGTAGGTAGAGCATTTGAGTATGGTGCTGACATTGTTACTATGCCAACAGCAGTCTTTGAGAAGATGTACAAACATATCCTAACTGATAAGGGGTTAGAATTGTTTGATCATGATTATCAATCAACTTTAAATTACTTAAATGAGAATCCACCTGTGGTATAGTGAAGATATGAAAAAGTGGCGTTGGTGCATAACCGACACACCACGAGATTGGGGTGCGACTAGACAAGAAACAGGAGATGCAGATACTTTAGATGAAGCAATGGAAATTATTGCCAAAACAGCCAAGAAGATGATAGGTTCTGGAGAACCAGTTGCTGGTTGGTTTGGCGCTTAACGGATAGAACAATGGTAAGCGTAAGATGCCGTCAATGCGGCAAAGAGTTGGCATCACACCCAACTAAAACATATTCATGTGGTTGCTCTAACATGACAACTGTTAGAGGAGAGAATGTGACAGCTAAAGATTTGACAAAGGTTGTTATGCTAAACAGTGGAAAACGTGTTAAGGATGATAACGCTTTGACTGCTACTGATCTTCAATGGCAGGAAGAACGAAGAAAACGTAAAGTAAAGCGTTTGGATTTTGAAGTAAGGTAACAGAACTATAAAGAGAGTATAAAGGATATAGATAGTTAGTACGGGACATGTTATAGTCTCAAGACATTACCTTCCAAGCCAATGCTAAATCTCGACGAACGATACCATTCTTATCTTGATGGTAGTAAGAAGATGAGAATAGATGGAGTCGAGGAAAGAGTAACTGGTTATGGATATCTGGATGATGGAAAAGATATTACAGGGTATTATGTTACAACTGAGAATTATAAGTTACGTTATAATAATGATCAAGTATTTCTGGGGATGGAAGCCGTAAGAGGATTGCAAAAGGTCAAATAAAAAACCCCCTAGGTGGGGGCTTTTTGTATTAAATTTTTGCTAAGGTGGGTGGGAATGAGAAAATGATAACAGAATCAAAGTAAGACCTCCTTACAGATACGTTTACAACTTGACTGGTCATCTTCACACTCAATTAAGCATTCGTAATAGTCGTTGAGTTTCGATTCTTGTTCATTGAACACTAACTGTTCGGAATGACTATTCCATCCTGCTAGTTGATTGTAAGACAATGTTCTACGCATTAAATAATGCCCTCCGTGTTTAGTGGACTTTCATAATGAAGGAATTTAGGTTCATCTTGTTTCCTCCTTTCTCTCCTAAATACTATTTAGCATATTTGTTTTCATTTGACAACAATTCAATGAAGAAGTATTTCGACAAAGTAGTAGCATGGGATAGAAACCTTGCTAAGAAGTTTCAAGACAAGTTTAATTTAACTGACTATCAAATGCTCTGCGTCTCATTCGCTAAAGGATTTGTAATCGGTGCCATCCTCCTCTGATATTGTCTGGTCAATCATTTGGATGATTGCCATCCTCCTCGTTGGAGTTTCTTATTCCATTTATTGGATTTTTACATACGATGACAGAACACAGCCAAGAAACGAAGATAGCAATTCTGGAAGCGAAAGTGGAACACATGGTGGATCATGTCAAGGAATTGACCCTTAGAGTTCGTGCTAATGAAAAAGTAGTTGCTTCTGTTAGTCTTTTAGGTGTTATAGCCTGTACCTTTATTGGTGCAGGTTATTTTGCTCCAAAGGCAGAAGCATGTAGTCTTCCTGCAGATGGAAGGCCTGCAAATTGTCCAGAGAATTGGGAGCTTGGTGTTAAACCTGATCCTCCTGATCCTACTCCAGGGACAACTCCAGGGACATCAAATGGTGTTTCGAGACAACATAGATATAGTGAAAAATATTCATATAGACCTAAACCTTATCCAGGGATGTTACCGGATAATTCTGCTACTATTAGCAACTGGATGAGTAAGATGAAACAGTGGGAATTGGAACAGACGATTAGGGATCCGGAGTTTGATATAAATAATGCACTTGCGGAATATTTCAACAATGGCGGCAATGACCCCACCGAGCAGGAAGAGCTGCTACAATTTTCGAGTGACGGAGATAAACAGAGTATTGGATGGAGATACGATTGATGTAACAATCGATCTTGGATTCGATCTGTTTAAGAAAGAACGTGTGAGAGTAGCAGGAGTTGACACACCAGAGAAGCGCACCCGTGATTTAGAAGAAAAGGAACTAGGAATAGATGCTACTAATTGGTTGAAGAAAAAGTTAGAAGATACTATTGCTGGTGATGGAGATGAACTTACTATCAGGACTGAATTAGTCGGTGGTATGGGTAAGTATGGTAGACTACTTGGATGGTTGTATATAAATGAAGAAACTGTATCACTTAATGAGCAGATGATTGAAGAAGGTTATGCTTGGGCATATGATGGTGGTACTAAGCAGAAAGATTTTGAACAACTACGTGAAATTCGTAGAGTACATGGCACTTTAGTGGAGTAAAACAATGGAAAAAGTATTAGAACAAGCGTTACCACAAGTAACAAAAACAATAGAACCAACACCACCTTTACCACCTGCAGAACCAGAAGGAGGATTTCCTTGGTGTGGGACTGGAATTGTAGTGTTAGTTGTTGTTGCTGCACTTGTTGGTAGAAAACTTCTTTCAAAATCAGATGATGATGACTAATGAAAACACCTAATGGAACTCTTCCTGTTGATATGAGTGAAACCTTCTATAGAGAGGGGTGGAAGTATTGTCGTTATCTTATTACAGATCCTAGATCTGATGTTTATTTAAAAATGGCTAGAAAAAATGCAAGTACCAAATTGGAACCATCACTACAGAACATTACTTGAGGGTTAATTATGTCAGTATTAAAGAAAGGATTTAACGGTGGCCTCTGGGCATTCCGTTTAGTATTTGCAGTGGTAGTAGCAGAACTTGCTATTGTTGCAGGAACTGTAGTGGGATGTTTTGAGGAAGATATCTGTACAGATGCAGACACTCAAGCAATTAAAGAAACGATGCAAGGACTAGCAACAAAGAGTTTTGCATTGTATGCTGCTGAGAAGGGTATTAACTCTAACAGTAAGAAGGAAGAAGAAGCATAATGGATGGTCGCGAATTTCGTGACGAACTCCTAGGATTGTTGAAAAAAGATGCTTACCGTAAAGGTGAGTTCACACTTTCTTCTGGGAAGACGAGCGAGCATTATGTTAATTGCAAGCCTGTGATATTAAATGGTAGGGGACTTACCCTTACCAGTCTTTTGATGTTAAAGGAAATTTCTACCAGGGTAGTAGCAGGACTTACTCTTGGTGCTGATCCTTTAGTGTCTGGTGTGGCAGTCTGTTCTGCCTTAGATGGTAGGATGATTGATGCCTTGATTGTTCGTAAAGAACCTAAAGGACATGGTACAGAGGCATGGATAGAGGGACCTTTACCTACTAAGGATACTAAGATTACTGTATTAGAGGATGTAGTTACTACTGGTGGTAGTTCTATTAAAGCAGTAGAGAAACTACGTGAATCTGGTTATGTAGTAGAGCGTGTTGTAACTATCATAGATAGGCAAGAAGGTGGTGCTGATGCAATGAAGGCAGCGGATTTAGAATTAAAATCGTTATTTACATTGGAGGATTTCAATGAGTGAATTCCAATCTGACATTAAGGATAGGAAGTATGATGAGGAAGGTAACGAGTTAGATAAGCATGGATTTAAAATTAAGATACTTCCTGATGGATTAGAATCAGTTCGTAAGTCAGTTGAGAATGGTGAACAACTGTGTGGATTGGATAGGAATCTAATGGCAAAATTACTTAAAGGAGAGTGGAATCAGTACACCACCTCAGATCATTCAGGACGAACTAGTAAAAAGATAGTGATAGAGTATGACATTAAGCATAATACCTCTTGACAAGGTGTTGTACTTATCTTAAACTAACAACGTTAACTTTAGACCGATGACACGTTCGCTTGTAGACAAATTCCATAAGCATTTACCATTGTTAGAACAAACAGTAAGGAGGGAGTGCGACTTAGACCATTCAAATCCAAAGTTATACAGAAAAGTTTATCGTTATTTTCGTGATAAGGGGGTTGAGTTTTACGATAACCCCGATGATGATTATGAGTTAGTTGTTGAAGAACTTGCTAGTGAGTTAAAAAAATTATGAAAGTAATTATGGAACGGTATCCATACCGTTATGTGGAGACGGGAACCCTAGACAATGGGTTCCCTGACTTTAGAATCCAGAAGCAGAATGAGTACACCAAAAGATATAAAGATATGTATCTATGTGATAATGGTATGCAACTTACCACTGCTATTGAGGATTTTGAGTATACAAAATGGTTAGATCCTGAAGGCGTCCCTGCTTACAGGAAGTATAACTAAATAGCACAACACACTTATTTTAGAAAAATGGCAGCAAGAGGAAAAGCATCTACATCATCAACTGGAGCATCTATGTCCAAGTATGATGTTGAGGTAGAAGCAAGACTTCAAGCATTGGAGAAGGCAGTAAAGGAACTTCAAAATCATTCTCATGATGGTGGTTCTATAGATGATGCAACACTACTTAAGTCCGAACAATTCAAAGGACTTGCTGAAGATGTTGCTCGTATGCGTAAGACACTAGGAATCTGATGACCTGTACAGCATTAGTATTAGGAGCTGGTGGTTTCATCGGCTCCCATATGGTGAGGCGTCTTAAGTCCGAAGGATACTGGGTGCGTGGGGTTGACCTCAAGCGTCCAGAATTTTCATCTACGGAAGCAGATGAATTTATTCAAGGTGACTTAACTGATCCTCTATTTGTTGAGAAGATACTTCGTTATACTGGATCAACTGGGAACTTCTATAAACAGGACGTTCCAAGAAAGTATTGGAACCCATTCCACGAAATTTATCAATTCGCGGCTGACATGGGTGGCGCAGGTTTCATCTTTACAGGTGAAAATGATTCAGAAATCATGCATAACTCTGCTAGTATTAACTTAAATGTTCTTCATGAGCAGAAAAAGTTAAATAATCTCTTAGATCATAACTTTACTAAGATTTTCTATAGTAGTTCGGCATGTATGTATCCTGCATTCCATCAGGAGAGTACTGAAGATCCTAAACTACCAGAGAGCCTTGCTTATCCAGCACAACCGGACTCCGAATATGGATGGGAAAAACTTTTCTCCGAGAGGTTATATCTCACTTACAATCGTAATCATAATATCCCTGTTAGGATTGCTCGTTACCACAACATCTTCGGACCAGAAGGAACGTGGAAAGGAGGAAGAGAGAAAGCACCTGCAGCAATCTGTCGCAAGGTTGCAGAAGCGGAGAACGGTGGATCTATCGAGGTGTGGGGAGATGGCTTACAGACTCGTTCCTTCTTGTTCATTGACGAATGCATTGAAGCAACTAGACGGTTAATGAAAGGTGATTTCATGGGACCAGTGAATATTGGTTCTGAGGAGATGGTAACCATTGATGAACTAGTTAACATCACTGCTAGAGTTGCTGGTAAGGAGATTGAGAAGGTTCACATCACAGATTCTAATGCTATTGGTGTCCGCGGTAGAAACTCATGCAACGATCTCATTAGAGAGAAACTTGGATGGGATTATGAACAGTCTTTAGAAGAGGGTATTCGTAAAACATATGAATGGATATGTGAACAGAACCCTAAAGCTATTCATGATTATGAGAACTTCCCAGTTGATGCTGAACTTATCACGAATTGATACGGAAAAATTCCTCCACATTATTAATCGTTATGATGAATTATTAAAATGAAAAATATTGAACGTATTATACCTCCTAATTTTGGTTGGTTAGAATTAGAATTAGAAAAGAATGAAATTGATTATTTGTGGAGATGTATAAAAGATAAAAAGGATGATGCTAAAAAGAATCTTGCAGGAAATATAACAGGTAGTTATCAATTACCGGATAAATCTAATTGGTTTTTTCTTAATGTTCTTAAACCTTTATGTGCAGAGTATAGGGATCAATTTAAAAATCTAGCATCTAAGGTTCCTATTAATCATCTCCATCCATTCTTTCTTCAAAGTTTCTGGGTAAATTTTCAGCATCAAAATGAGTTTAATCCTATGCATTCCCATGGTGGAGTTTATAGTTTTGTGATTTGGTTGAAAATTCCCACATCATATTTTGAGCAAAAGAAGAATCCAATTGCATTGAATTCAAATAATAATAGTGTATCTAATTTTGAATTCATGTATCCTAATATCTTAGGTTCTCTTGAACCTTTCACTTATGAGATGTCTCCTAAATTAGAAGGTACTATGTTATTTTTTCCTGCTCAATTAAAGCATGCAGTATATCCATATTATAATTGTGATGAAGAGAGGATAAGTATTTCAGGAAACATTGCATTAAATACTGCTGAGACATTATGAAGAAAATCTATTCACGAATTGATCCGGATAAACTCCTCCACATTATTCATCGTTTCTATGAGATAGAAAAGAGAACAGATGTAGCACCAGAAGATCAGTTCATTCAACTTGCTACATTGAGGATGGAGGAGGGTAAAACTTTCCGTCCTCATCAACATATATGGAAACCTGCTCCAAGAGAACAGGTTATTGCTCAAGAATCTTGGGTGGTTATAAAGGGTTCTGTTAAGTGTCATTTATATGATACGGATGGAGAACTCTTAAAAGAGGTGGTGATCCGTCAGGGAGATTGTTCCATGACATTTGAAGGTGGACACACTTATACTATTCTAGAGGACGATACCGTTGTCTATGAATATAAAACTGGCCCTTATACAGGTCAGGCGAACGATAAGGTATTTTTAGATGAACTCAATAAAGATTAATCTTGGTTGTGGCTGGAGAAATTTCGGTCCCGATTGGATACACATTGATGGTGGAGTCTACCCTCATTTAGATCATAAGGACATCATCAATTTTCCCTATGAGAACGTAGATTTGATTTATGCGTCTCATGTGTTAGAATACTTTGATCGGGATGAGGTAGTTCCAATCCTAAAAACATGGAAGAGTAAACTAAAACCATGGGGTATTCTTCGTTTAGCCGTTCCCGATTTCAATAGCCTGTGTGAAATTTATTCTCGCACAGGTAATATTGATAAAGTTCTAGGTCCTTTGTACGGTAAAATGCCTATGGGTGATAAAACCATTTATCATAAGGCTGTTTATGATTACAATTACTTAGTAGAACTTTTAGATTCTGTTGGATTTATAGCAATTCATAAATGGGATTGGCGTGAAGTCGAACATGGTAAATATGATGATCATTCACAAGCATATTATCCACATATGGATAAGGAGAATGGTATTCCTGTGAGTTTGAACGTGGAGGCACACAATGGGATTTGAATTAGTTACTAAACTTGAGGATAAAGTAGCATCATTTTTTGGTGCTCCCTATGCAGTCGCTACAGACTCATGTACTCATGGTATAGAACTATGTTTAAGGTATGAACAACCCTATGAAGTTACTTTTCCTACACATACTTACCCTTCAGTACCATTCTTAGGAGAGAAACTAGGATTAAGATGGACTTGGAAAGAAGAGGAGTGGGTAGACTATTATCAGATTGGTAATACAAATGTTTATGATGCTGCTGTTCTATGGAAACTAGGTGGGTATATGCCTGGTACACATATGTGTTTGAGTTTTCAATACCAGAAGCACCTTAAGATTGGTAGGGGTGGAATGATTCTTACAGATAATAAAGAAGCATATGAAATGTTGTCTGAAATGGTGTATGATGGTAGGAATAGTAGAGACATTCCTTGGCGGGAACAGAACATCAGGACAGTGGGGTATCATTATTATATGACACCTGAAGCAGCAGAGACTGGACTCAAACAGTTTGAGGATGCAGTCATTAGAGAACCTAAAATCTGGTCAGATATTGACTATCCAGATCTTAGAACCATGGATGTGTTTAAGTGACTTTAAAAGATTATGATGGACCTAAAAAAGATTGGACTGATGAACAGTGGTTACAGCATGCATGGGTACAGAGATGGAATCCCTGGATATCTGAAGCAGATAGAGAGTATTGGAGGGATAAGATAAGTGATCTTACCAGGAACAACCATAGTAATTGATAATCCTACGTCCATTTACCATGGGTATAGGGGATTTGTACAGAGATTAAGTGGTGATAAGGCTGCCGTTCTCTTTGATGATTTGTCCCCTTGGGAAAAGTTAATAACATTTCCACTAACTGATATTAAAGAAGATACAACAGGACCTCAATTTTATAAAATGAAATGAAGACAGCTTTTATTACTGGAATCAGTGGACAAGATGGAAGTTATCTTGCTGAGTATCTTCTAAGTCTTGGATATGAAGTTCATGGTATTCTTCGTCGCCACTCTGTAGCAGAGAACCAAGATGCAAGACTAAGAGGTTTAGGTGATTGGGTTACCACTCATTATGGTGATTTGACTGATGAACTATCCTTGGTTCGTATTCTTACAGAGAATCAGTTTGATGAGATTTATAATCTTGCTGCTATGAGTCATGTACGTATCAGTACTGACATGCCTTCCTTTACTATCAAGACAAACAGTCTTGGTGTATTGAATATGTTAGAACTATGCAGGGTACTTCAACCTAATGCTAAGTTCTATCAGGCCAGTTCTTCTGAGATGTTTGGGAACTCTATAGATGAGGATGGATGTCAGAGGATAACTACTCCTATGCATCCTGTTTCACCTTATGGCTGCTCTAAAGTACTGGCGTATAATCTTGTTAGGCATTATCGTGCTGGTTACAGTAAACATTACGTCAATGGAATCCTTTTTAATCATGAATCCCCGCGCAGGGGATCGAACTTCGTCACCAACAAAGTGGTGAAGACTGCTGTTCAAATTAAGAAGGGACAACGTGATAACTTAGAACTAGGTAACCTTGATTCTAGTAGAGATTGGGGACATTCTAAGGATTATGTGCGTGGTATGCATATGATTATTACCAACGATGAACCAAAGGATTATGTTATTGCTACAGGTGATACGAGAACTGTTCGTGACTTCTGTAGATATACCTTTGATGCACTTGGTATGAACTATGAGGATTATGTTACACAGAATCCTAAGTTTATGCGTCCTGAGGAACTCAAGTTCCTTAAGGGAGACTCCACTCCTATCCGTGAGGAACTAGGGTGGGAACCAGAGTATACTTTCGAGAGTATGCTTGATGAAATGATCGAATTTTGGATGAACAATGTTTAAGAACTCTACGTACCATGGACCAACTCAGTTGTCATTAGAGACTGAGTTTGAAAAGAAAGTCAGTGTCTCCTTTGATACTCTCCAGAAGGATGAGGATGCAGAGGTTAAGGTGTTGGTGGTGGTTGAACCACCTTGTGTTCATGGGTTTGATGACACAGTTAGAGAACATGCTAAGGAGTTTGATTTAATACTCACATATCGTGAGTGGTTGGTAGAGGAACTTGAGAATGCACAGTTGTTTAATTGGGCAAACTGTTGGATTAATGATGCTACTATAGATAAACGTAACCAGATAAGTTTCCTTACTACTAATAAGGGATGGTGTGAGGGACATAAGTTACGTCAGGAGATATGGTATGCTTTAGAGGATTATGATGAGATAAATGATTTTGAAGTGTGGAAGAAGAGGACTCCACCTTCTATACCTAACAAAAACGTTGCTTTAGAAAATGCTAAGTTCACCATTAGTCTCGAAAATAGCGAGATCAATAACTACTTTTCTGAGAAGTTACTCGATTGCTTCGAAACTAAAACCATCCCTTTGTATTGGGGTTGTCCTAACGTTGGTACATATTTCAATATGGATGGAATCTTTCACTTTCATACTATTGAAGAGATGGAAGACTTGATTAATTCTTTGACACCTGAACTATATGATGCTAAACTAGAAGCGGTGGAAGATAATTATCTTCGTGGCAAGAAGTACCATCATGCCACTGATAGAGTTGCTGAGGAAATTCGTAACTTTATCTCTAAATAACCCACATTATTACTCATTATGCAACAGGTAGGTAAGCATTGTTGGTGCAGTCCTAAGTCAGGCATCATCCTTGCAGAGAGTACATGGCAGAATGTCCTTGTACCAGATAGTGATTATAAGTTCCTTCAAATGAGGGATCCTTTTAATCGTGTTGTTAGTATGTACCTCAACAAGATTGTGGACATAGATGTTAGGCATCTTGCTGACGTTAAGAGAGAGCGTTGGGTACCTTGGATTGATGTACCAGATCCATATGATAACATAGAGTCACGTGCAGAAGTTTATAAGAACTATCTTACACATACTGGACCAGGATGCTATCGTCTTCCTATGCCAGATAAGAGTTTATTGGATGTTACATTTCAAGATTTTGTTTTCGAAGTATTAGATAATTTAGATTTATACCAGTGGTTTGATCCTCATTTTTCATATCAAACTAAGTTTTTCTTTACAGGTGATGTAGAGATGACCTTTGATGATGTTGTAATGCTTGAAGATTTACCAGAAGCATATGAGATACCTGCTAAGGCATTGGGTATAGAACTTGATTTAAGTCCAGAGGCATTAGCAAAGGCAGGTAGGGTAGGAGAGAAGGAAGATATTGATGGACCATTCCATCAGTGGACAGTAAGACAATGGTGGGACTTAGGTAAATCACCACTTGCAAAATACTACGATTCGTTCTATACTGATGAAATCAGAGATAAGGTTCGCGAACTTTATCAACCTGACTTTGACCTCATTACTCAAGCACAAGAATGAGCATTTACAATGATTGCAAAATCATTATCAATCTGAACCAACTGGTGAAGGATAGACCCTGTGGAAGGGACTTAGATGATGAGCATGTGGATAACATTGCTGGTGACTTGCGAAAGAGAATGACATTCGATTCTCTTTTTGGACAAGTTGATACTGCCATCTGGGAGTATGCAGAGGATTGCAACATCGATTTATCAGATGATGAAGAGTGTCGTGAGTTTGGATTCACTATTCCTAAGTATGGTGAGATAGCACCTGAACCTGGACGTGAGTCTTACTTAAATGAAATTGAAAAGAACAAGAAAGAGTTTGAGGTGGTTGACTTAGTGTCACCTTCATGGACAATCAAAGTACCTAGACGCAAGAAATGAATTACGAACAACTTGAATATGATATTGTAAGGTGGTTGAAAGACTACTATTACATGTATGCTTTGGATTCATTTGTAGTTGGAGTGTCAGGTGGAATTGATTCTGCTGTTACTTCTACCCTATGTGCTAAGACAGGACTACCTGTACATGCAGTAGGGATGCCTCTCTATCAGGATACTACTCAGGAATCACTTTCTGATAGACATTTAGAATGGTTGTCATTAAACTTTCCTAATGTTAGGAGTCATAAGTTTGATTTGAGTGACACCTTTGATGTGTTTATTGAAACAATGGGTCCACAGTTTACTTCTAAACATGCGGAAGCAAATTCTAGATCTAGATTGAGGATGGTTACTCTATATCAAGTTGCTGCTTGTCAGCGTGGTGTTGTTGTGGGTACAGGAAACAAGGTGGAGGATTATGGAGTCGGTTTTTATACTAAGTATGGTGACGGTGGCGTTGACATTGCTCCCATTGCTGATCTCTATAAGACACAAGTCTGGGGATTAGGTGAGTACATGGGTGTTCCTCAAGAGATTGTTGAGGCAGAACCTACTGATGGATTATGGGATGATAAGAGAACAGATGAGAGTCAACTTGGTGCTTCCTATTCAGATCTTGAATGGGTGATGGAGAATAACATTCCAGAAGATACTGCGGATGATTATGATGAGGAGAAGAGAGCAGCAATTCAACAATATCATAAGTTTAATAAGATGAATAAGCACAAGATGTTACCTATACCAACATTCAAACTGGAGAAAGACTATGTACAATGATCTTGATTCGTTGGATAATTTTTTAGATAGAAAAGACAATCCTAAGATAGGTGTTATAGGAGCAGGTAGGTTAGGTATATGTTTTGCTTTGTTGGTAGATGAGGCAGGGTTTAATGTAACAGTATCTGATGTTAGAGAAAGTTATGTTAAAAATTTAAATGAACGTGTCATTAGTACTAACGAACCATTAGTAGCAGATCTGTTAAAGGATTCTAGGATTAAAGCAACAACTTCTAATAAAGAAGTAATTGAAGAGTGTGATATCATTTACACCTTTGTTGCTACTCCTTCTACTCAGGATGGTAACTATGATGTCAGGTCTGTATGGAGTGTTGTTGAAGACTTTAAGAAGGTAGGGAAGGATAAGATATTTGTTGTTGGTTGTACTACCAATCCAGGAGATTGTGATGAGTTTAGATATGCTTTGGTACCACATAATGTAAGAGTCTTTTATAACCCAGAGTTCATAGCACAGGGTTCTATCATTAAAGGACTACGTGAAGCAGATATGGTACTTTGTGGTGGAGACTATCAAGCTCATGAAGGATATGATAAGATATTCAACATCTATAGAGCGATACAAAAGACTCCACTTAACTTCCATAGTATGAGTTTGACTGCTGCTGAGATGACTAAGTTAGCAGTTAATTGTTATCTTACAATGAAGATTAGTTATGCTAATCAGGTTGGTGAGGTGATGAATAAGTTTGGTTTGAGTGAAGAGATAGATACTGTACTGGATGCTATTGGTGCAGACAGTAGAGTTGGTTCGAAGTATTTGGGTTATGGATTTGGGTTTGGTGGTCCGTGCTTACCAAGAGACAATCGTGCTTTTGCTCATGCTGCAGAAAGAGTTGGACTTAAAAATAACATTGGACTGACGATTGATGCATTTAATGATGAGCATGCAGATTACTTAGTAGATACTTTATGTGAGAAGAATAAGGACAAGAAGGTTCCTTTTTATTTTCCTGATGGAATTGCATATAAGAAGGGAACAGATATATTAGAAGAGAGTCAACAGTATAAACTGTTTAAGGAGTTATTGAAGAGAGGATATAGGGTTGTTGCTATGGAGTTGCCAGAAGTTGTAGAAAAGGTGTATAATGATTTGATGTATACATGGCCTGGGAAGTTCCAATTCATTTATAATGAGGAACAAAAACCCAATGAGGTAATAGAAATCTAATGCTTTATATCTACACTCCTGCTGACGGTAAGAACACCGAAGGTATTGGTGCTATGGCACAGTACCAAATACACACCTACAACCTATGTCAGGCGATTGTAGGTGCTAGGTATCTTGGTAGAGACTTCACTAACTTACAACACTATCAGGGGTATAGTACACAGGAAGAGTTTTGTCAGGAGTGTACTGATTTCTTTAATTTCCCTAATCGTGTAGAGATACCTGATGCTGAGGTGGTTAAGTTTGATAACTTTACACCAGAGTTTGAGGAGTTTGTAGAGAAGTATCAGAACAGTTCAGAGGTTAAGGTTGTTGAGATTAATAACTTTGCTTTGATGCCATGGGCAGATAGTAATATACAGTGGTGGGGGAAACAGAATATTTTTGAACCTTTAGTTCCTTACATGCAGTTTGATACATCTAAGTATTATTTAAATGAAGATAAATTGAATGTTTCAATGCATATCAGGAACTTTATGCCTGATAGGGATAATGATCATTCAATTACCAGAGAGTATTATGAACCTGGTAGTCCGAAGGAAAAATATTTTATCAACTTAATGAATAATATTGAGGGAGCATTTGACTTTGATAAAGAATTCCATATCTATTCTCAAGGACAAGAGGAATGGTTTGATAACTTCTTGAACCAAGGATGGAATGTTCATCTTCATATCAATGAACATCCATTGACATCTCTGTATCATATGATAAAATGTGATATAAGAGTTATGTCTAACAGTTCGATGAGTTATCTTGCTGCTCTGTATGGTCAGGGACTTTCTATTGCTAGAGATAATTTCCCACATGGTACCCTCAATACAGTCTACACTGACACAGATGGTAACTTTGATAAATCCCTTGTGAGTGTAGATCCAAAATGATTGGTTATAATAGATTAGGTGACAACGGAAGGTTTGGTAATCAGATGTTCCAGTATGCATCCCTTAGAGGGATAGCAGCAAAGCATAAGTATGACTGGTGTGTTCCACCACCAGACACATATAAGCAAGCAAACTATGGATTGTTTGATTGTTTTAAATTACCAGGTGCTGAGGGTCATGTAGGAAATGTTCCTCAAAACTTTGAGACAGTTGATGAAACTACCTTTGCTTTTGATAAGGAACAGTTTGATTCGTTCCCTGACAACGTTAACGTTGATGGATACAGACAGACTGAAAAATATTTTAAGCATATTGAGAATAAAATACGAAAGGACTTTGCTTTTTTACCTGAGATAATGAAGCCCTGTCGTAAATTTATGAAGCAATTTGCTGGTGGTAGGGTTGTATTCCTCCACGTTAGACGAGGTGATAATGTAGGACGTCCGGATTTTTATCCCATGCCTAGGGTTGAGTACTATAAGAGGGTATTAGATAAGTACTTCCCAACAGAAGAGTGTTTGGTTATTAGTGATGACCCAGCGTGGTGTAAGAACGAACCATTCTTTGATCAGGATAGGTTCTTTGTTTCAGATAATGCAGACAAGTATGATCATCAAACCTTAGAGGGAGATGGTTCTATGAAGCAGTCAACAATACCATACGTTGACTTATGCTTGATGTCTTTGTGTACTGATGCTATAATATCTAACAGTACGCTTTCTTGGTGGGGTGCCTGGTTACAGAAAGATAAGGATCATAAAGTTATCGCTCCCAATCCCTGGTTCGGCGATAGACTATCCCATAATGATCTTTCTGACTTGCTCCCAGAAGGATGGATTACCGAAAACTTTGAGGAGACTGGGAACTGATGCTGGCATTTGATCATCTTGGTCGTATGGGACAATTGGGAAACCAGATGTTTCAGTATGCATCTCTTAAAGGAATAGCAACTAATCGTGGGTTCGATTATATGGTTGCTAATCATGAGGATACAGTTGTTGATTCTCTTGGCAATCGTCTTCGGTGTGAGTTGTTTAAACCCTTTGATGTTAATGTTCGTACTGGCATATTGAATGGGCAGTATGTGCAGGAACCCCACTTCCATTTTAGCGAAGACTTATTTAATAATTGCCCTGATGATGTATCTTTAATTGGATACTATCAGTCACCAAAGTACTTTAATCATATCGCAGATGATATTAGATATGATTTTAAATTTAGACATGAGTATCAGAAACCATGTGAAGAGATGATGGAGGAGTTAGATAATCCAGTTGCTCTTCATGTTCGTAGGGGTGATTTCATTACTAATGTTGAGAATCATTTCAACCAGACGATGGAATATTATGATGAAGCAGTTAAATATTTCCCTGATAGACAGATAGTAGTATTTTCAGACGATCCAGAGTGGTGTAAGGAAACATTTGAAGGTGATGAGTATTTGGTATCGGAGAATGAGAATCCTTATGTAGATATGTGTCTCATGTCTATGTGTTCTGATTTTATTATTGCTAACAGTACATTCAGTTGGTGGCCTGCATGGTTATCTACTAACCCAGACAAGAAAGTTATCTATCCTAAGCAGTGGTTTGGTATCACTGGTTATACTAAGGACCATGATGTTTCAGATTTATTTCCTGGGAGTTGGATAAAATTGTGATGGAGAATACTACATTCATTGTTCCACTGAGGATTGAATCTCATGACAGACTCCGCAACGTTATTGTGTCTACCTGTTATCTTCTTGATAACACCGATTGCAAGATCATTATTCAAGAGGTGGATACTGCATCTACTTTCGCTGCTACTGCAGCCCCTCAAATCAAGGAGTGTGTTGGTGATAAGACAGTAAGGTTACATCATGTCTTTGAGGAGAGTAAGGATCAAATTTTTCATCGCACCAGGATATTAAATGATATGACGATGATGGCAGACACTCCTGTCGTCGTGAACTATGACTGTGATATATTATTACCCCTTACATCTTATGAGGAAAGTGAAAAACTTATTATGGATGGTACTCACGATGTCGTTTATCCATATGGTGATGGCAACTGGCAGTACCAAGTCTTTGCTGACGATGACCTGGTTTCTAGGTTTATCAATGACGAATATGACCTCTCTGTGCTTAGAGAGAAGTCAAAAATATATGATGCCAAGTACGGTTTTTGTCAGTTCTTTAACCGTGAAAAATATATAGAAGGAGGGTTAGAGAATGAGCACTTCATTGCGTATGGCTATGAAGATAACGAGAGGTGGTATCGATTTAATACTATGGGTTATAATGTTGGCAGACTTGATGCTCATATTTACCACCTTGAGCATGCTCGTACTGCCAACTCGTGGTTTACGAACCCGTACATCCAAAACAACAAAGACCTCTACGAAAGAATCAACGGAATGAATGGTGAAGAACTTAAAGAGTATTACAGCAACTTAGATTATGTCAAACTTCGCACTCGATAAGAACAAGTCTGCATATAAGTTGCAGGGATTCCCACCATGCCTCTGGATTAATTGTGATAAGGATTCACATAGAACAGAGTTCATGAGTGATCAGTTTGATTACTGGAATATAAAGAATCATATTAGGATTTCTGGTATAGATGCTAGAGATGATGAAGAAGATGTCGCTAGTTATCTAAAAGGTATAGTACCAGACATGTTAAATGCTGGTGAGGTTGGATGTTGTCTATCTCATATGAAGGCAATCAGATATTTCTTAGATGAGACTGATTATCCTGAAGTTATGATAATGGAGGATGATGTAGACTTCTCTACTGTAAAGTTCTGGAATTTTAGTTGGAATGATTTGTATGCTAATCTTCCTTATGATTATGATTGCATGCAGTTCACCTGTATTAATCCTGCAGAGGTGCATATTACTATGCATCCTAGATTCATTAATGATTTTTCAGCAGCAGCATATCTTATTACTAGACATCATGCAGAGAAGGTTTATAAGAGGCATATAAGAGGTGACAAATATAGATTAGATAATGGTGTATTACCACGTGCTACATCAGAAGATTGTATCTTATATTCTGGTAAGACATATGTATTTCCAATCTTTTTATTCTCTATGAACCATGGTTCAGCAATTCATGATGAGCATTTAGATATATTTCATAAGAATAGTTATCAGGGTGTGAATGATTTTTGGACCCAGCAAGGTAGTACGGTAACCATACAGCAATTGATGAAATATGAACCATATGCATACGGTTTACCACCAGGTTATGATGTAAATGGACGTATTCCCAGAGCAGATCAAGAGGGGGCTTGACAATTTCGTAAAGATCTGTTAAGATAAATATTAACACATAAGACAATGGGCCCGAAATAATCGTCACCCTGCGTATAATGTTATGAACCCAGTCGAGGGTTCTATCATCCGCAGGCTTTTTTATGCTTGCGAGACACTTTCTAAGAAAAATGTTTAAACCTCTAATTGCAGCTGCTGCAGCTGCTCCTCTATTCGCTGGCGCTGCTTTTGCAGGTCCCTACGTTAACGTAGAAGCCAATGCATCATATCCAGACGGCGAGTATACAACTGCTACAACTGATTTCCATATCGGATACGAAGGTGGATCTGAAGACGGTAAGGTTGCTTACTATGTTCAGGGCGGCCCTGGTTTCGTTCATACTGAAGACGGTGACGATACCGAGACTGAAATCTCTGGTAAGGCCGGTGTAAGTGTTCAGGTTGCTGACGCTGCTTCAATCTATGGCGAAGTTTCTGGTATCTCTAACGAGGACTCCGATGGAGACGACATCATCGACTTCGGTGGTAAGTTGGGTGTTAAGTACGTTTTCTGATTCAGTAAACGCACATAATTAGAGGAGGGGGTTTCACCCCTCCTTTTTTTATGCTATAATATAGTGCCAGAGAAATACTGGCTGCTGCAGTCTCCTTTGGTAGTTTCAGGACTGGAGGCGATAGGAAACTACCACTCTTTTTTCTGAACTATGAAAAGAACTCCGGAAGAAATAGTTACTCATCCTCTTTGGATGATTCCAGTATTCATGCTATTGATATTTGGTTTCATTGAGGGTGTTCACACTACAGCGCATTGGTATATGGAAATGGATGTACATGGATATTGTATGCAGAATAAAGAACACTTAGAAAGGCAAGACGATGAGTGGTAACTTTTTACATCACGTTGCTATACGTGTAAAGGATATGGATAGGGCAGTGTCATATTACATGTCACTAGGGTTTCATTGTGAATGGGAGAGTGATGATTGGTCATACTTTGAGGAAGGTATAGCATTACTAGGACCAGGATATGATAGAGCAGATCCACATGTTGCGTTCTATCTACAGACACATGATGAACTGAAGGTAAAGTGGAAAGAGTTAATGGATCAAGGATATTCATGTTGCAGACCATATAAACATAGGGATGGAAGTGTGTCCTTTTACACACGTGATCCAGAAGGTAACCAGTTAGAATTTTTATGTGATAAATAGATTAGTTTTGTCTAAAATTAATGACTGCGCTGATTGATCCTAAAAAATATACTGAGACGGTGGAGCGTTTACGCTCCTTTTTTTTGGCTAAAAACTTTTACGAAGTCCACACACAAAACCGTCTAAGTATCCTTGCTGCTTGTGAAGATCCAGAAACAGTAGCAACATACAACTATGGTGGTAATGTTTGGCCACTTCCTCAGACTGGCCAGATGTGGTTAGAATATGAATTACTTTCTAACCCTGAAGCATCAGGGTTTTTTTGTGTCTCAACGTCGTATAGAGCAGAACCTAACCCTGTACCAGGAAGACATGAAACTATCTTCCCCATGTTTGAATTTGAGATGAAGGGAGATGTGGATGATCTCAAAGCAATGGAGATTGAACTATGTCAGTACCTTGGGTTACCTGCTCTTGATATTAAAACGTATGCTGATTGGGCAGAGCAGTACAAGGTAAGGGAACTAGACCACGGACACGAAGCAGCAATAGGAACTGGTATGATTACAGAGTTCCCTGAATGGACATCACCCTTCTGGAACATGTCTAGAAATGGGGATGGTACTAGTAGAAAGATTGATGTTATCCTTGGTGGTATGGAAACCATAGGCAGTGCTGAGAGGAGCACAGACAAGGATCAGATGAGAGACACCTTCCATACTATCTCTGATGGTGGGTATGCTCAGTTACTCTACAGAAAATTTGGCAAAGAAAGAGTCGAAGCAGAACTAGATGAGTTCTTAAACTTCGACTTCTTCCCTCGCAGTGGTGGAGGAATCGGTATGCAACGCCTTATGTCAGCACTCAGCTGACATTCCTTGTGAGGTGGCGAAATTGGTAAACGCTCCAGGTTGTTTCCCTGGTGTTCCTGGCGGGACTTGTTGGTTCGATTCCAACCCTCACAGTTTAAAAGAATATTTAGATATTTGTCAGGGAATAGGTATAATTACTTGACAGAAATTTAATGTTTGCTATATAATTATGTTACGTTTCTTAACAAACAATGACTTCTTCTTCTTCAAATGTTATCACCGAAGACGGTGGACGCCAGAACATTTACGGAAAAGAACCTAAAATTGAAGTTATCGATGCTAAGGATCAACTCACCAGAGCAGAATTGACCAACGGACGTTGGGCAATGATGGGATTCTGGGCAGCAGTTGGTGCTTATGTAAGTACAGGACAAATCATTCCTGGAATCTTTTAACATTGAAAGGTCTCTTTCTAATGCTCATTTCTAACCCTTTAATCTAAGAAAAGAACAATGGACAACGCAAGCAATTTACAAATATGGCAGCAGGCTAATGGCCGTGCCGCAATGATGGGATTCTGGTTTCTAACCATTTCTTATCTCTTCACAGGACAACTTATCCCAGGTATGTACTAATGGAAGACTACAACTTTAAACTCGCAGAGAAAGCGAATGGTGCAGCCGCTCTGATTGGTTGTTTCTTAGCATTCGTTTCATATACGTTCACTGGACAGTTAATACCTGGTGTTTTCTAATGACTCTTCTGTGGTCTCTTAGAGACACAGGTATGGTATGGGTTGTGAGTATGGTAGTACTAGAATTCTACCGTCAATACATGCACAACCCTGCAGTCCATACCTTTTTTCAGTCTCAAGGTATTTTTCTCTTCTAATTCTTAACAAAACTAAATACTTACTCGTAAATTATCCGGAAATCAAGACAACCCTATGGGCGAACTAATGTACGCAACTGAATCAGTTTCACCATTATGGGCAGTGATATTCCCTTTCATTCCAGTTCTTATACTGTTAGGGTTTTACTTTGCCGCTGGTGGTGGGTTTAATGATGACGATGATGATGATTTTGGTGGGGGTAAAGGAATACGAGTAGCACAACCAGTTCCCGTTACCGTACCCTCAGGCGCATAATGTATCAACTAGCATTTCTTTCAACTGTAGCCGCATACGTATACTTCAATGGTGCTCAATACGCTCTTCAATAGTCCTTGGTATCCTCTCTATGAGTTCGGATTCTTTGTCTCTGTTGGTATGACAGCAGGTTCCTTAGGTTTGCTTTAGCACACATATTGACAGGTTATAACAATGAGAGTAGAATATATATTATTGACTTGTTTAAAAGACTATGGCTTCGTATAACATCACTCTTCGTTCTCCTGATGGAACTGAAACATCATTCGATTGTGGTGAAGATACGTATATCTTAGATCAGGCAGAAGAAGAAGGTTTAGATCTTCCATCTTCATGTCGTGCTGGTGCATGTTCTTCATGTGCTGCTAAGGTACTAGAAGGTACAGTCAACCAAGAAGATCAATCTTTCCTAGATGATGACCAACTTGAGAAAGGATATGCACTTTTATGTGTTTCTTATCCTGAGTCTGATTGTGTAATCGAAACTATGAAAGAAGAGGAACTTTATTAATGGTACTACACATGAGAGAACAATTATTAGCAGCCATCAAGGCTCATGCACAAGGTGAAATCGCAAAACACAAGGTAAACGTGAATGTTTATCTTGAACATCCGGTAGGTATTGGTGAACACTCTGATGTCAGTGAAGCAATTCAAGTAGAACTGGATAAGATAGCAAGATATCACGACCAGATAGAGGTCATCGACAAGTACTTTAAATCACCTAGCGGTAATTAAATTGAATCTATACAATGGTATCTCCGAACGTCTTTTCTACACGTTAGGGAAGCGTCCGGAGACTGCTACCTCTCATGATATTTACATGGCATTATGTTATGCCGTTAGGGATCAGATGATGTCTTATCATCTTGCTCCAGAGGTATGTAATAATCAGAAAGAGATATCATATCTTTCTGCTGAGTTTCTTATTGGACCTCAGTTAGGTAACAATCTTTTGAATCTTGGTATTCAGGAGGAAGCAAAGGAAGCATTACATCAGTTTGATTTAACCCTAGAGGAGGTTCTAGAGCAAGCAGAGGAACCTGGACTAGGTAATGGAGGATTGGGACGCCTTGCAGCGTGTTATATGGAGTCTTTAGCAACTCTTGAAGTACCTGCTACAGGTTATGGAATCAGATACAAGTATGGAATTTTTAGACAAAAGATACTAGAGAATCAACAAGCAGAAGTAACAGACAATTGGTTGCATGGAGATTGGCCATGGGAGTTGTGTCAACCAAGTGAGTCTGTTGATGTAGGATTTGGTGGTAAGGTAGAGCATTATACATCTGATCAAAATAACTATAGGATTCGTTGGGTACCTGAGGAGCAGGTAGTTGCTGTTCCTTATGATGTACTTCAGTTAGGTTATAGAGTTAACTGTTGCAATAGAATAAGATTATGGAGAGCAGATGCTAAGGAGACATTTGATTTCTTTGCATTTAATATTGGTGACTATCTTGGTTCAGTAGAACAGAGTGTACAGTCTGAGACTATTTCCAAGGTTCTTTATCCTAATGATGGTACAGATGCGGGTAAGTTATTAAGACTGAAGCAACAGTTTTTCTTTGTTAGTGCTTCTCTACAGGATATGTTCCGCAACCTAGAGAAGTGTCATGTTCCTCTAGAAGAGTTTCCTAATCGGTATCAGGTACAGTTAAATGATACCCATCCATCTGTTGCAGTAGCAGAGATGATGAGGTTACTTGTGGATGAAAGGCATGTAGAGTGGGAACAAGCATGGGAGATTACAACTAAGTCTATTGCATATACAAACCACACTCTATTACCAGAAGCATTAGAGACGTGGAGTCTTAAACTCTTTAAGAGTTTGTTACCTCGTCACCTAGAAATAATCTATGAGATTAATCGTAGGTTCCTACAGGTAGTACGACTTAACTATCCTGGTAATGATGAGATACAAGAGAAACTATCTATTATTGGTGAGGGACAGAACAAATATATTCGTATGGCACACCTTGCCACAGTAGGTTCACATCATGTTAATGGTGTTGCTGAGTTACATTCAGAATTGATTAAGACTAAGTTGATGCCAGAGTTCTATGACTTGTGGCCTCATAAGTTTACGAATGTAACTAATGGTGTGACACCACGTAGATGGTTGGCATCATGTAATCCAGCATTGACTGAGGTATTAGATGAGTATGTTGGTCCTGATTGGGTAACCAATATGGATAAACTGAAACAACTTGAGGAGCATCAGCATGACTCATCGTTACTTGAGAAAGTTGCGGAGTCTAAGATACTTGGTAAGCACAGACTTGCTGAATGTATTGCTAGTAGTTGCGGCATTCTGGTTGATCCTAGTAGTAAGTTTGATGTACTGGTTAAAAGAATACATGAATATAAACGTCAACATCTATTGGCTCTCCAGGTTGTTCATCAGTATTTGCGTATTAAGTCTGGTGAATCCTTTGCTCCCAGGACTGTTATCTTTGGTGGTAAAGCAGCTCCTGGATATTATATGGCTAAGCATATCATTCATTTCATATGCAGTGTTGCTGAGGTTATTAATAGCGATCCCGCCACACAAGATGTCCTTAAGGTAGTATTCTTACCAAACTACAGTGTGAAGTTAGGTGAGAAGGTATACCCTGCTGCTGATGTGTCAGAACAAATCTCTACTGCAGGTAAGGAAGCATCTGGTACAGGTAATATGAAGTTCCAAATGAATGGTGCTGTTACTATTGGTACATTAGATGGTGCTAACGTAGAGATACGTAACCAAGTAGGAGAGGATAATTTCTTCTTGTTTGGTAAGACAGAAGATAGGTTGGATGAGATGAGGCAAGAGGGATACCATCCTCAAGATTTTATTGGATCAAATCTTCAAGAGGTTATAGATCTAATTCAGTGTGGACACTTCAGTGGTGGTGATAGGTATATGTTTAAACCATTGTTAGATAATCTTATATACCATGATCCCTTCTTTGTACTTGCAGATTTTGATGATTATGTGGATGCACAAGATGAAGTTAACAATAGGTGGACAAATCGGGAAGAATGGAATAGAATGTCCTTGCTAAATACTGCACGGTCTGGTTTCTTCTCTTCTGATAGATCCATCAGAGATTACTGTCAGACCATATGGAATCATGACACCAATCGATAATGTCTACACTAAGCATGAAGTAGACAGCCTGATTGCACAGGCAAAAGAAGAAGCACATGAGGCAGATAGAATCCTCATGGCAAAGCACAATCGTAATGCCACCATAATTAGTATGATTCTGGGGTTTATTTGTCTTGCTCTTTTCCTTGATGGGTTGCTACGTATCCTTGGAATCATTCCACCGTTTATGGATTTGGATGTAAATGTTTTAGATGATGTGGTGGAGAAGGTTGAAGAGGATGTCATGCCAATGGTACAAGATACACTTTCAAAAGCAAAAGGTTACATTCCTAGGATATAGTGGATAATCTATCAGTATTTTTATTTGCCATTGCGGGTATATCAACGTTAGTTGGTGCTTTTTATTTGATGGCTAGTGCTGGAATGTCTAGGGAGGTTCAGGATTATAATTGGCATCCAATGAAAGATGGTGGTATAGAGTCACCAGAGTTTAAGAAGTATATGAGAACTGTTACTAAGAGGGTACATCCTGAGATGGTTGATGTTGAACCTGGTGAAGAGTTAATGGGTGTTACGTTTGAGAAGAAAGATAGTTGTAGTCTTGAGGAGTATAAAGATTTGCAGGCAAGGATAGAAATATTAAGAGCCGAATTGGAGAGTGAGGATGATGATGAGGATGATGATGGTGGTGATGTTATAATTAGTAGGGTTTAGGAGGTATTATGGATACAGAAATGTTTGATGCTATTAAAAAATGGGAAACTGAGTATCCTACTATGGAGGGTATTAAATTAACAGATAAACAGAAGCGTATCTTGAATAAGGGACCAGAACATAATGAAGGTATGATATATGGTACCATGTATAATGATTGGAAAAAACGTAAGGGGTACGAGTAATGGTTTTCTTAATCTCAATCATGTCATTTGCAAATTTTGTATTCTATCCATTGGTGATAGGTACAATCATTGCTGTGATTATAGAACAGATATTCAGAGCAAGAGGAGATGAAGATAATCCTAAGGACGTTAGGAATGTAATGCTTTCTATGGGAGTAAGAAAATATCTCTATAGACAAGCGTGGATTTTTAATGTAATATGGTTCATAGGATACTTTATCCTAATGTTTACTGTTGGAAGACAACAACCACAGGCAATGCCTGATTTAATATGGCAGGGTTAGAACTCAATGATTTGAATGTCAATGCAGTACTTGATGAGATCCGTCCTTATGTAGAAGCAGATGGTGGGTATCTAGAGTACGTTGCTATTGATTACTTGAAGGAGGGACCAATTGTTATGGTTCGAATGTTGGGTGCTTGTGCAGGATGTGCTATGAGTGCTCAGACAATGACTATGGGTATTGAGAAATTAGTTATGGAAAGATTTCCTGAAGTTCAAAGAGTGATTGCAGTATGAAGATTACACAGAAGATTATTGATGACCTCACTGAGGCATTAGCACACAAGAAGAAGGATGGTACTGAAAATTGGAAGGATGGTGATGAGATTGATGTTTGTTTAGGTGGAACCTTTGCAAATGACAAGTTTATTTCTTTGATAAATCGCTCTAAAGATAAATGAGTCTTATGAAAGAGTTGGTTAAAGGCAAAGTCAAGACTGTCTATGCCGTTGATAATGTAGAACATGTCATGATAATGTATCATGATAGGGTGACTGCTGGTAATGGAGAGAAGGAAGATACTATCAGTGATAAGGGTAGTATTAATTGTCAGATAACTGATATCCTTTTTAAGGAATTAGAGAAGCAAGATATACAGACACATCGTATTGAACGTGTAGGACATACGATGTTGTGTCAGAAGGTAGATATTATTCCTGTAGAGTTTGTAGTGAGGAACATTGCTGCAGGTTCTATTGTCAGACAGACTACTCTTAAGGAAGGTAAGGTATTTGATTTTCCTTTGGTAGAATTCTATCTTAAGGATGATAGTAAGAATGATCCACTGTTGACAGAGGATCGTATGACTCTGATGGGTTATGATAATATGACACCTATCGTTATGAAGTGTCTTGCTATCAATATGATACTTAAAGACATCTTTTCACGCATAGGACTTACACTTGTTGATTTCAAATTGGAGTTTGGTTATGATTCCGGACAAAATTTATTGTTAGCTGATGAATTATCACCTGACAGTATGCGACTCTGGAAAAAAGGGACGCAAGAGAGTATGGATAAGGACATTTTTAGGAAAGGAGACGGTAATATAATTCCTGCGTATCAAAAGATACTTGACGATTTAGTTACATTACTTTATAATAAATAAATTGGCGGGAAACCGTCCTTACTACCCCTAACCGAGGCCATGGGGACAAGCCTCTCATCTTACAAGTACAAAACGCTCTATTAACAAATGACTACTCTTCAAAAGAAGGATAGCGCATTATTACAAGGGTGGCCTCAGTTTACTGAGTGGGTTACATCAACTAACAATCGTTTATATGTTGGTTGGTTTGGAGTTCTAATGATTCCATGCCTTCTCACTGCTGCTACTTGTTTTATAATCGCTTTCATTGCGGCACCACCTGTCGATATAGATGGTATCCGCGAACCTGTTGCTGGTTCTTTAATGTATGGTAACAACATCATTTCTGGTGCTGTTGTTCCTTCAAGCAACGCAATCGGTATGCACTTCTATCCCATCTGGGAAGCAGCAACCATTGACGAATGGTTGTACAACGGAGGTCCATATCAATTAATAATCATGCATTTCCTTATTGGTATCTGTGCTTACATGGGTCGCCAATGGGAATTGTCTTATCGTTTAGGAATGAGGCCCTGGATCTGTGTTGCTTACTCTGCACCCGTCTCAGCTGCCTTTGCAATATTCCTCATTTATCCGTTCGGACAAGGAAGTTTCTCTGACGGTATGCCGTTGGGGATCTCAGGGACGTTCAACTTTATGTTTGTCTTCCAAGCGGAACATAATATCCTTATGCATCCTTTCCATATGTTGGGAGTTGCGGGGA